TGGCATGAAGATTGGGTAAAAGCAAAATGTCAACAATATGCCAATCAAGTATTTAAAGTTAAAAAAGATGTTATTGAAGAATATGGCAGTGCAATTCAATCATCAAGTTAAAAAATTATTTATTAAATAAAGGAGACACACAAAATGTATATTACAGAAAATCAAAATATTGGAGATTCTGTATTATTTCTTATGGCTGCTCGCGCATCTTTAAGTAATATTATAGAAGCCGAAAAAACTCAAAACGGAGCATCACTAATTTCGTTTATTCAAAATGAAGCTTCAGATTATCAAGTTATGAATCTTCTTTTACATGGCACATTGCCAGAAGAAAAATATGATGTTGCTGCTGAAGCACTTCTATTTAGCGATCTTAAAGAAAGTATGCTTATTAATAAAGCATTTGTAACTGAGATGGTAGGTGAATATATTTTTGATAATGTGTTAAATGAAGTCGATAGTCTTTATATGACAACTTCAACACAAGCACCTATTCTTGAATTTGCATCTCATTCAAATTTTGATATTGCATTCGCATGTATGATTCAAGAGCTTCAAATAAATGATCCTACTGGAGCTACAGCTAGTCCAGTTTTGGCTAAACTAAATTTATGGAAACTCAAAGCAGCTAAAGCGGCCGGTCCTGCAAAGAAAGCAATGTTGGCTAAAATTAATGCACTTAAAGCTAGTCCTGGTTATAAGGCAGCTTTGATAAAAGCAAAAGCTGTTAAGGGTGCTGCTGTTAAGGGTGCTACTGCTGCTAAAGGTGCTGTTGTTAAAGGTGCCGTTGCTGTTAAGGGTGCTGCTGTTAAGGGTGCTGCTGCTGCTACTACTGCTGCTAAAGCTGCTGGTGCTAAAACCGCTGCATTTGCTGCAACTCCTGCTGGTGTAGCAACTGGTGGTGCTGCTGCTGGTGCTCTTGCTATCTATGCAGGTGCAAAGATTTATAAAAGATTCTTTAGTCAAGCTGCTAAAGCATGTGCTGGACAAGCTGGTGCTGCTAAATCTGCTTGTATGGCTAAATATAAGAAACAAGCAATCATAAAACAAGCAAGCGCTATTCAATCAGCTTCAGGTACATGTGCAAAATCTAAAAATCCTGCAAAATGTAAAGCTGCTGTTGGTAAGAAAGTCGCTTCTCTTAAACTTAAAGCTGCAAAGATTGCTGCGTAACATTAAAGGATATATGGGGGCGCTAACCACGTCCCCTTATTTTATATAAATCGAAAATTAAATTAGACACGAATTGAAAGGAGTATTACCATGTTTAAAGGATTTGATGTGAAGTTTCCCGAGTATGAAGTACTTACACCACAAACAAAACTTTCATTTACTGTTAGGTCATTGAACGTGAAGGAAGAAGAAAGATTGAAAGGGAGTTTAATGACTCCTACAAAGATTCACGAGCATCTTAATAAATGCATTTATGATTCCATCGTAGAAAAACCTGAACAGATAACTGATTATGATTCATTTTTAAAAGCAGTGACATTGAAAGATAGAGATGCCTTATTGTATGGCTTATATCACATATCTTATGAAGAGATAAGAAATTACGATGTTACTTGTGGGTCATGTTCAAAAGAATATCCAGTTACTGTTCAAGCCTCATCCACATTCAATTATATGCCATATCCAGGCGACAAAGATATCTTAAAAGTAAGAATTCCAGTTGAGCTTCCTGCAACTCCTGGCGTTACTTGTACAGTAGTACAACCGACATTGTATGATGAAATGATGGCAATCAAAACACAAGCACCCGCTGTTAATTCTAATATGGATATTATTACTGAAACATTAATTATTGAAAAGTTTCAGCATAATCCTGAAGAAGGCGACACTGTTGTTTATAAAGAAAAGGGCGAAGTCATTGATGCATATATGTCTTTACCTGCTAGGGATAAACGAGTTATACATAAAAGGTACCGGGACGAATTAGGACAATACGGAATCGCATTAAAAATGAGAAGTCACTGTCCTCATTGTAGTGCCGAAGAAGATATTGATCTTGATTTAGTTTCAAACTTTTTTCGCATGGTGTTCACATTCTGATTTCGTAAATAAGTATAGAGACACACTTGAGTCCAACATTTTTGCATGTATGGAAATGAGTAAGTCTGCATATCAATCTGTGACCGAGATGCCGATAAAACGATTTTATAATTATTTAAAATGGAAATCTGATCTCGAAGAAGATAAGAAAAAGATGGTAAATGAAGAGATATCTAAAAGAGGATAATAATGGCTAATTTACTTGATCGTTTCAAAACTGAAGTAATTGGTTCTGAAGATACCCTTTATGATTACCTTTCCGTCATTGCTCCTAGTGGAGACTTTAAAAGAATTGATAAACTCAATGTTATTTTAAACTCATGGAATAATATATTACTAACTCCAAGAGGTACATATTTACATGACCCTGAATTTGGGAGTGATCTATATAAATATGTATTTGACCCATCAGATAATATATCAATTGATGGTATTAAAAATGAAGTCTCTAATCGTATATCTATATATGATGATAGAGCTACTATTGAAGGTGTAGATGTTACTGTTCAATCGAATGGTAAACGATTTAATGTAATAATATATGTAGACTATCAGGGAGAGAAAGGCACATTGGATGTAAAATTCGATGATACAACATTTGCTGATTTCTTAACGAGGACTGCGGACTAATGTCAACACAAAAATTTACTAGAATATATGATTACATTCATGAATATCAAAGACTGATATATGACTTTTATAGTAAGGATGTAGTTGCATATTTAACAACATATTATCATATTGATGCCGAGGCAACTGTTTGGGAAGATGAGCATGTAATGGGTGGTGCGTATGATAGAGTTGGAGAATTTTCAGGTATAAGATGGAACAAGATTCTTCTATTGCCTGTATATTACATTGAAGATGTTTCAACTGTATTTGATGGTCAAGATATTGGTTATGTTAAAGAAAATGAAACAAGATTTGTTATTCCAAGTACATATAATTTCACTCCATTACCAAATGATAAAATTAAATTAGAACAGTCGTATTTAAGACCTGTAAATGATACATACCCAATATTCAATGTATCTGGTGTTGAAAAATCTGTTAATGCTGATAGAACATTTTGGAAATTAAAGGTTGAAGTTGAACAAAGTGTTACAGAAAATGATCTCAATGCCCAGGTATTAGATGCATACGCTTTTTATGAATATGATAAAACTATTCATGAGCTTGAAGATGCAGAGTATTTAACAAAAACTTTAACAAAAAATGAAATTCTTAGAGACAGATGTAAGCATGATTTATTTGATGCTAACAGTGGTTTCTATTTAGTATAAAGGATATATATGGCTAATACAGTATCACAAACAGTATATAATTCTAGGGAAGAAAATAGAAATTTAATCATTCAAGAATTAAAGAATTATCTAGAATTGGAAAATGTGGATCTTACGAAATCGTCATTCCTATCCTTTATTGTGGAAGCATTGGGTACCTTAACCAGTAATTTAATGTTCTATCAAACATCAGTCTATCGAGAATTCTTTCTTACCAAAGCACAACTACCTGAATCAATTTACAATTTAGCAGCGTTCTTGGGATATGAAGCTGAATTGGCGAATTATGCAAATGTTGATGTTTTGTTTGAAATGCCTTTTGGTTTTGAAGATCCTGTTACAGTAGTTACTATACCTGAAGGTTTTCAAGTTAAAGCTAATAATATTGCATTTGCTACATACTATGATACAACAATAACAATTACTAGTAACTCAGCTGTAAAAATAACTGCACAAGAAGGTACAAAAGTATTTGATATACCTGTTATTACAGACGCTGAGTCTTTTTCATTTGCTCTAAATGTAAGACAACTGACACATGATATTCAAGAATTTCAAGTTGCAAGCGACTTACAAATATATCAATTCTATAATATAGATATTAATTTTGATAACAAACTTGCAGAGGTTGTAATTGAAGTTAGAGAACCTGGTCAAACAGGGTATGATTTATATACCGAATATAGCAGTTTATATTTAATGGACGAAAATACAAAGGGTTATGTTCTCAGACGAACTGATACAGGCGTTAATGCATCGTTCGGTAATGGAATTATTGGGTATCAACCTCCTGCCGGTAGTACGATTAGAGCGACTCTGACATTAACAGAAGGTGAAGATGGTAATGTAATATCTGGTTCAATTAAAACAGGCGAAAGAATTTACAATGAAACTGATGCTGGTGTTACAGAATTAGTAAGTTATACAGTAGTTAATACAGTTGGTGCATTAGGCGGGGATGATGAAGAAGGAGTTGAAGATGTAAGGCGTAATTCTATTGCTAATATTGCTGCGTTGGAAAGAACTGTCACAGAACAAGATTATATTGATTCTAATATCATCATTGATGATTCTCCAATCGGTCCTAATTCATTACCTGTATTGAAACGATCTGATATAAAAGTAAATGAAATATCATTATTTGTTACATTGTTATACCATGGTGAAATTGTACCTACTAGAAATGTTTTTACAGAATTTAATGATTTAATAGTACCCAGAAAAACAATCATAGATGTTAATGGTGTTGATTTTTATACATTATTCGATATGATAATTGAACCTTTAAATACAGTTGCAGATTACAATTATGTAATGTTTCAAATCGAACAAGTGCCGACATTGGTTACTAGTTTTAATTCTGATTATAGTTTATATGCAGATAATTTAGTTGTTAGTACATCAGGAATAACAGCAACATATAAATTAAAATACAATACTACTGCGTCTGATCCAGAAACTGTTAATGCAACTATGCATATTTTAGAAACAGGTAATGATTATGTTATGACCAATGACTCATCTGCAAATCAATTTATATTAACATTTCCTGATTACTCTATTATTGCAGAAGGTGAGTTAACATATTATTTTACATTACAACATCCATCAGAAGGTCTTATTGGCAGATATCAAAATACATTTACTTTAAGACAATCATTGGAAAACTACACACGTTCAAATGTAGTCATGGAAGATTCTACAACATATACTGTATATGATAT